CTGAATGGCTTGACTCGGTGTTCCACCGTCCATGCGTCACCCAATTCCAATATTTTATCATAATGTAGAATAGGTGCTCTTATTACTTTATACCAACTGAATAGAACAGTTGGGTCAAACGAACTGGCAACACCTGTCAGTGTGTAGGCTGTGTTCACAGTAGCTGGTTCCACATTGCGTGCATGCACCAGCCATAACTTGATTCGCACGTTAGTTGCATTCGCTAGTCTATTGCTGAACATGATATTTATCATGCCACCTCGAACGAAAAGCCGTGGTCCCCACGAGTCATCAGAAGTGACTGTCCCGGTTCCTAGAACCAATCCACCTGTCGTAAAGTGAAAGTTCGAGGCAATTGCTTGCAGAGTAACCACATTACATGTACCAAGCGTAGTAGGCACAGTGACATTAGCATTAGCAGTATCCAACGTCCTATACTTCGTCTGTTCCTCTGAAGCCTTATAGCTCCGTCTAATGAATGTTCTCGGCGTAAACTTTCTTCGTTTAAATCGTAGAGCGATTCCACCCGTCGTATTCGACGAATAGGTTTTATTCTTTCGCATTCCATAGTATTTCCTTCGGAAAGATTGTTGCTTCCGTCTCGCTGTCCTCCGTCTATACGTGCGGGCAGCATAACGTCCAGCAAATCGAGGCATAATGATATATATGATTCTCCGCTGTGCGACTCAATTGTATGTTGTAGTTTGTAATGTAATGTAGGAGAGCATAGCTCACTTATATTTATAGATTTCATTTACACGGGCCCTGCGGGCCAAGTCTGCGACGCCATAATAAACAATCATCTATTGGCTAGTAGACTGGGCTACTATCGGGGCCTCGGGTCGCCCTGCGGCGACAGCCTCGGGTGGCCAAAGGTAAGTGTAATCTCCTTCCGAGGTCATCTCTATAACAGTCATCCGTCGCAACAGTGCGGGTAACTGCATATGCGCAGTTCCATCAGGATCTACAAAGATCTGATCCGGATGATAATTACTAGTAACAACAAAAGTATCTGCACATAAGGGTATGATTCCTCCCTTGGTCTCAACTGAACATGGATACCTATCAAACCAAGTAAGTAAGTAAAATATGTCGATGCACTGTCGTCCATAGTCATCGATTATAACTTCTCGCTCGTTGATGTAGCCGCTCCACCACTTGTGTCGGGCGCACTTGCGAAATGCTCCGGGAAATCGTCGATCAGCCAATCGAGATTTTCCCACACCGGGCTGTCCGTACAGCCAGGTAACGCTGATCGCGTCTCGTCGCGGAAGGGACTGCCGTTCCAAATAGTTTCGTAACAGAATATGTCCAGACCATGCATAGGCTCCGGGATTTTCTTCTTCAAACTGGGCGATCCCTGCTCTTCCACGATCTCTAAGTCCGGTATTGTACTCTCTGGCAAGTTCGTCTCTTGATTTAGATACATCCCTGCCGGGACATATGCCGGTGCTCCACACTCGTCCCTCCTTAGAGCAATATCGCTCATTATCCTTCGATGATCCTCGAGCAACTTCCCAATGAGCTCTCGCGTTGAATCTGTCTCTGAGATGAGACAGGCGAGCTTTGTCTCTGAGGAGCACAAAGCCCTGTAAATGCGGCGTTCCGTTCGCTCCAACCTCCTCGCCGATGCAAGCAAACGAGCAGTCACTGACGCAGACTTGCTTGAGAACTTCGAACTCTTCGACGCCATAGTTGTTGCAGGTAAAGCACCAACGCTTAGCAGCAGACTCCTGTCTCACACCGCGGCGAGGCATACTTATACAAAGGAACCGTAAGCGTTACGCTTATGTGAGGTCCAAAATTGTGCGGGGGGGAAATTCTGTTCCCCCCGCTCAGTAGGCCTCACCATTTAAGTCTCCCGTGAAACTCATATTATATCCATACGTGACGTCCACGCTAGCTGCGGCTGCCACCTGGCAAGGTTCAACAGTGAATATCCACCATGGTAGGCTGGTCGGCGCCGCAGTTTGTTGTTCATCCCATTGGGGCCAACTGAATGGCTTGACTCGGTGTTCCACCGTCCATGCGTCACCCAATTCCAATATTTTATCATAATGTAGAATAGGTGCTCTTATTACTTTATACCAACTGAATAGAACAGTTGGGTCAAACG